CCGATGGCCGATTCAGTTATTGGGAATACAAAGAGCCAGTTCAAGATTTAATTGAGATGGAGCAAGGTTCTGGCACCGATGCCAGTGGTAATCGTATCTCAAGCTTCGTGTTTCATTCGCAGTGGCAGCAGGCGCCGACTCGTTTGGGCGGTAACATCATAAAGAGCCACTATTTCAAGCGCTACAGCATTTTGCCGAAACTCAAGTACCGAAAGATTTACGCAGATACCGCGCAGAAAACTGCCGAGCGAAACGATTATTCGGTGTTTCAATGCTGGGGCGAGGGCGTCGACGGCAACCTCTATTTGATCGATCAGATTCGCGGTAAGTGGGAGTCGCCTGAGCTGAAAAGAAAGGCCATCGATTTTTGGCAAAAGCACAAAGATTCGGCGGTTTGGGATATAAATGCGGTCGGCTTTTTGCGCAAAATGTTGGTTGAGGATAAGTCGTCAGGCACCGGTTTAGTCCAGGAGATCAAAGCCAAAGGTGGCATCCCAATCGATGGTATTGAACGCGACAAAGACAAATACACGCGCGTCATGGATGCGTTACCATATCTCGAGAATGGCGAGGTTTTCATCCCGGAAGAATCTCCTTGGCTCTCTGATTATTTGATCGAGCATGAGGCTTTTACGGCAGATGGAACGCACGCCCATGATGACCAGATTGATCCGACCGTTGACGCAATCATGGATATACTGTCGACTGGCAATAAGTTAAAAGTGTGGGAGAGGACGGCACAAAATGACGGAAGCCCAAAAGATATTTCAAGTCGAGGACGGCAAATTACAGAAAACTATCGACGGGTTCGATAACTTCGTCGCTCGCCTTGGCCTGAATAACGAAAACACTCTCTCGGCGGGGATGTACACGTTCAACCTCATCACCCGCAACCGCCTACAAATTGAAGCGGCGTATCGTGGCTCCTGGTTAGCTGGGCTAGTGATCGACACTTACGCCGACGATATGACTCGAGGCGGGATCACGATCCAAACCTCGAAAGAACAAAAGAACCTCAAGAAATTTCAGAAAGAAGAAAAGCGCTTAAAGATTTGGCAATCGCTTCGTGACGTCGTTGCGTGGGGCCGCATGTATGGCGGTTCGATCGGCGTTTTGCAGATCGAGGGCCAAGACCTTTCAACGCCTCTTGATCTGGAAACCGTGGGCAAAGGCCAGTTCAAAGGGATTGCGGTTTATGATCGTTGGCAGCTCAATCCAGACCTGACTTCGGTTATCATGAGCGGCCCTGACATTGGGTTGCCCGAGTATTACGACATCACCACTTCGCTCACCACGGGCACTGCGACTGCGCCCGAAGCAAACGCACTATCTCATTTGGTTGTCCACCACTCTCGCGTGATCCGCTCGATCGGCATTCAGTTGCCTTACTTTCAAGCAATCACAGAGATGATGTGGGGCGAATCGGTCCTTGAACGCATGTGGGATCGCTTGATCTCATTCGACTCGACGACAATGAGCGTTGCGAATTTGGTTGAGCGCGCGAACAACCGCCTGGTTAAGATCGATAAATTGCGCGAAATCATCGCAGCTGGAGGCCAAGCGCAACAAGGTCTCGAGGCAATGTTTGAGATGATGAGGCAGTTCCAAACCAATGAGGGAATGACTCTCTTGGATAAGGAAGACGAATTCGACACTACGTCGTACACGTTTGCTGGCCTTTCTGATGTCATGTTGCAATTCGGCCAACAAATGGGCGGTTGCGCAGAGATCCCGTTGGTCCGCTTGTTTGGTCAATCGCCAAGTGGCTTAAATGCAACCGGCGACTCAGACTTGCGCACGTACTACGACAACATCAATTCGAAGCAAAATTCGACCATGCTCGAAGGTGTCGACAAGATCGTAAAAGTGATGTGGCGTTCGGTATTTGGCAATGCGGCCCCGGACGATCTCGAATGGGACTTCAATCCGCTTTGGCAAATGTCGGCTCTCGACAAAGCCAATATTGCCAAATTGAATGCCGAAACGATTATCGGCGTACACGAAGCAGGCTTGATGAGCACTCAGACCGCAATGAAAGAGCTGCGTCAATCGTCTCAAGAAACCGGATTGTTCTCGAACATTACCGACGAAGAGATTGCGAACGCGGAAGACATTGACCCGCCGGATCCAGCGTTAGAGGATCCAACTGGTGAGCCGGCTAAACCGGTTCCAAGCTTAGATCAGAAAACCGCATGGAGGCGCATAAAATCATGGATAAGAAAGAAAAAAGCGGCGTAGGTACGCTGACGGTTGCACGGAATGAAGGTGAGCAAATTCTCATCGAAACCAGCGACGGTCCTATCAGTGTTTTCATTGGCAAGATTCGCGGGCATCAGCTCAGAGTCGCCATTAGATGTGATCGAAAAATTAGAATCGATCGTGCCGAGCACGCGCAAGATCGAATCCAAAAATACCTTCGGGAGGGTAAGTTATGAGCCAAGAGGGCAAGCGTAAACGCACAGTCATGATCGTGTTCGAAGAAACCGGCGTTGGTGATTCATTCACCGTCAAACTTGAGGGCGATGTAGGCCGCATCTTTAAGAACCAACCGGATCTTTCGCCAATGGAACTTTTGTCAGATCGAATCTTTAAAATGTCGGTTGGTCTTTTGACTCAGCTCGGGGCCACGAAGGGCGCATTGCCGCCATTCAAAAAACCGGAACCAAAGCCCGAGGATAAACAAGGTTGAAAAAGCTGCGCTCACTTTCATTCGATGCAAAGAGACCTGACAAGTTCAAGGCTTCGAACGCAGCGGAGCGCGAATTTTATCGGGCTCTAAAAAAGGTTGCTCAGAAATCTGGGCACTTAATTGACATACATACTGATGGTGCAACGATACATGACGACGCTCAGTTGCAAAAGGCGCTTCGGACGTATGCGAAGCAACTTGAGCCGTGGGCTCGCCGGCAAGCCGCAAAAATGCTTGAGAAATCGGCAAAGTCCAACAAGCGAGCGTATAAGAATCACTCCAAGGCAATGGGCGCTGCGATCCAATCTGGAGTTGCTGAGAGTGACACTGGTCAAGTGGCGATGGCCCTTTTGAACGAACAGGTCGCATTGATTCAGTCTATCCCGATCGAAGCTGGGTTGCGGGCACAAAAGATCGCTGCCGAAAATTTCTTGCAAGGTAAGCGGGCGGTGCCGGATCAATCGGTAATCGACGATCTCAAAGAGCAAATGGGCATGTCGACCGAGGTTGCCGTCAACCGGGCCAAACTCATTGCTAGAACGGAAACCGCGCGCGCGAATGCGTCCTTTGTCCAGGCTCGAGCCGAAGCGATCGGCGTGACTCACTATCGCTGGGTGACCACAATGGACGGGGCCGAGCGGGAATCACATAAGAAAATGAACAACAAGATCATTGCGTACGACAAGGCACCAACTCTGTCCGATGGAACGACTGGTCATGCCGGCACGTTCCCGAATTGTCGGTGCTATCAAGAACCCATCCTTCCGTCGGATGACGAATAATTTCGATTGAAAGTGAATCCTGGTTGCCTCACTATTGATCCCAGGCGGATCAGGGATGAAATACTTCGCAACAAAAATCAGTGAAAACATCGGGGAGACTAGGGAAGGTTTTCTCGTTTGTTTAAATGTGCCTATTGGGCGCACCGGCGACATGGAATACGGTCGTGGTGAAACGCCTGTCGAAGTCGGCCAAAATGGTATCGCAATTATATCCCGGGAAGAGGATGAAGTTTTCAGCGAGAAAACCATCGCATCCTTTCAAGGTAAACCGGTAACCATTCGCCATCCCGAAGAATTCGTTGATCCAAAGAACTGGAAAGAGCTCGCAGTAGGCGTCATGCAGAACGTGCGTCGGGGCGAGGGTGAGTTCAAGGATTCACTGGTCTCTGATCTATTAATCACGGACCAGTTCGCAATTTCGCTTGTAAAGAACGGATTGCGGGAAGTATCGTGTGGATATGAATGCGAGTACACTCAGTTGAGTGTCGGCAAAGGTAAGCAGACAAACATTGTCGGGAACCATTTAGCTCTTGTCGAACAAGGGCGCGCGGGTTCAGAATACGCAGTAAGAGATCATAAAGGAGCATCCCAAATGGATAAAAAATTCCTCGAGCGTTTGAAAACATTCTTGGCAAAAGGCAAAACATTTGACGAAGCCGTAAAGGATGCTGAAACAGCTCCTACCGAAAGCTCACCTGCCGTCATGGATAAATCTATGTACGACGAATTGATGGGTGCAGTAAAAGATCTCGGCGAAAAAGTCGCTGGTCTTGCAAAAGGAAAAGATGAGCCGGCTCCGGCAGCACCTAAGAAAGACGACAAGTCTGAAAAAGAGGGCGCGGACGAAGAAGGTGAAGTTTCTCTCGAAGAGCGTTTGAAAAAACTCGAAGTAGCGGTTTCTAAATTGCTCGAATCAAAAGCGGGCGATGAGGAAGAGGAAGAAGAGTCGGAAGACGACGAATCCGAAATCATCGAGGACGAAGAGGGTTCCGAAGGTGAAGATGACGAAGCCGATGGCGACGGTGAGGACGAAGAGGAAGAGGAAATGACCGGCGATACAAAATCGCGCGTCGAGATTCTTGCTCCAGGACTCAAAGTAAAAGCCAAAGATGCGAAACGTAGCTCGCTAAAAAAATGCTACGAGTCTAAAGATGGCAAAGAGATCATCAACATGATCACTGGCAAAAAATCTGCCACGTTCGATGCCATGAAAGACGAAGAAATCGATATGTTGTTCGTTGGCGTTTCGGAAGTTTTGAAATCGAAGCGCACCGAGAGTTTGGGCAAAACGAAAAAAGCTGGCAAAGGTCAAGACGCCTTTGTGAGCTCGATCTTTGACCAAGAAGGATTCATGACTCCTGAAAAAATGAACGAATTGAACGCAAAACGGTATAACCTAGGCAAGTAAGGAGAATATCCCATGGGCAATATCCCTCAGTCTCAAGCATACTTATACCAGGCTCCTGCAGGTGTCCCTGGTGATGTTACTCGTGTCGACGAAACAAACGTCGAACCTGCAAACCTGATCGCTGACGGCGGCGGTACTTATGCGCAAGCATTCGGTATCCCTGTTAAGTATGCGACCGGCGGTATCACTCAGTTCGTCGGCGGTGAAGCTGCGACTGCGTTCGCTGGGGTTCTTGTTCGCGAGGTGCCAAGCATCTCTGGCAACATGAATCAAGGATTGAATGATGCAACTCCAAATCCTGCTGTTCCAAACGGCTTTGCGGTTCGTGGTTATGTAAACGTTATCTGTACACAGGGCACACCAGCTCGTGGCGGCGTCGTTTATGTTCGCGTTATCGCAGCTGCCGGAAAAAACATCGGCGATTTCGAAGCGCAATCAGATTCGACAAACAACGTTGCTTTGACTGCGACTCAAGCATCGTGGGCGTCGGATGGCAAAGATGCAAACAACATCGCCGAGCTGCGGATCGCTCGCTAATAGGTAAGGGGAAAATAAATTATGAAAAATCGCATGCAACCTCAAGGCCGCCGATTCCGTACTCGAGACAGTGTTCTCGCGTACTTCGTCAACCAACTCGATAACCTCGATCGCCGCTTGTATGAGCCGCTGGTCAGCGTAAGCTGGGGCCGCGACATCAAATTGCGCTCAGGCATCACCCTTGCCAACGAATCGACTTCGTTCATTCGCTCGGCGTTCGCAGCTGCCGGATCGCTCGGCAACCCTAGCGGAAATGCAGGCGGTAACATGCCTTGGATTTCTGCTGAGACGACTGCGATCCCAGGCGTGAGCGTAAACGGTGAGCGTATCGTATTACCACTTCGCTTGCTTGCTCGCGAGATGTCTTACACATCTCCTGAGTTGGAACGTTCGCAATTGACTGGCCAACCGATCGACGCTCAAAAGATGGACGCTCTCAACCAGCTCTATCAAATGAACACAGATCAAATGGCGTACATCGGATCTGCTGATGTTGGCGCGACTGGTTTGGTAAACAACCCAGACATCGCTCAAGGCAGCGTATCTGGTGGCACATGGGCGAGCAAAACGCCTCAACAAATCTTGGACGACGTGAATGCGTTGCTCGAGAGCACATGGTCAAACTCTGCATTCGCAGTTTGCCCAGACAAATTGTTGTTGCCTCCTGTACAGTTCTCGAAACTCGCTTCGACAATCGTTAGCTCTGCCGGCTCTCAGTCGGTGCTCGAATTCTTGAAAAAGAACTCGATCGCATTGAGCATCAACGGTCGCGAACTCGATATCCAACCAGTAAAATGGTTGACTGGTCGCGGTGCTACAAATTCGGATCGCATGGTTGCTTACACGAACGATGAATCTCGTGTTCGCTTCCCGATGGTTCCGATCCGTCGCGAAACCGCTTATTACCAAGGTATCCGCTTCACTGCTCCATACATTTGGGCATTCGGCGAAGTTGAGTTTGTATACCCTGAGACTGTGCAGTACGCTGACGGTATCTAACCGTCAGGAGTACTCGCATGAAAGTAGAATTCAAACGCACTACTCGCATTGAGGGAGTGACGTACAAGCCCGGCATCCATTCGATGCCGGAAGAGTTGAGAGATCATTGGTATTTAAAAGCCACGATCATCAACGGCCACGCATTCATCCGTTCCGAAGCTCCAGCTTTAGACGAATGCGGCGATGACACAGTTGAATCAGAAGTCATTGATCCATCTCAAGTAGACAAGGCTGCCGAAGATTCAGAGGCAACCATCATACAAAAAATTGAAGATGGCGAGATCAAAGAAGAAATCGTCGACAAAAAAGCCAATAGCAAAAAGGGCAAAAAGAAAAAGGATGCGTAAATGGATCTCACGGCGTTTCGGACAAACTTTCCTGAGTTTTCGAACACGACCACGTATCCTGATGCGCAGTTAATCTTTTGGTCTACATGGGCCGAATCAATGCTAAATCAATGCAAATTCGGCACAATGTGGGCAAACGCGGTCATGCTGTACACAGCGCACGAGATAACTCTCGCCGCTCAAAACGTGCAGGCCGCTGCCGTCGGCGGATCGCCTGGACAAAGCGGCGGGATTGCAAATAGCAAAACCGTCGGCGGTGTTTCAGTCGGCTATGATTCTCAGATTCAGTCTGAAAAAGATGCTGGTTGGTGGAATCGTACGACGTACGGACAGCAATTGTGGCGCCTGATTCAAATGTTTGGCGCCGGCGCAATTGAGCTATGAAAAAGTGTCGAGGGAGCTTTTTAGTTACCCTCGGCGATTTTCTGGTGATGGTGTCAGTGGGCGGTTTCATCATTTTCGTGGTCCTTAAATTGATCGGGGTTGTCCCATGAACAAAGATATAGTGACCGTCGATCGAGTCGAAGAGATCAAAAAGCGCATCGATTCATTTAAGAACGACAAAGTGCTAGTTGGTATTCCATCAGACGATTCTGGGCGTCGCGATGCCGACGAACCAATCAATAATGCCGGTCTTTTATTTCTCAATGAGTTTGGTTCGCCTGGACAAAACATCCCGGCTCGTCCAGTAATGCAAATTGGAATCAAAGCCGTGCAGGCGCAGATCGCCGATGAATTCAAAAAGGCTCTGCAGTCCATTTTTAGTGTCGGCAGTAAGGCGACTTCGAACTACTATAATCGCATCGGCACGATCGCCTCGAACTCAGTGAAACGCACGATCAACGACCAAATCGGGATAGATCCACCTGCAGAGTCGACAATCAAGACTCGCGAGTCACGTGGTTTCAATGGTAAAAAGGCATTGGTTGTCACTGGCCAAATGAGAAACGCAATTACTTATGTGGTGAAGGAATGATCTGGGCGATCGGCATATATCTTTTCATCGGACTGATTTACGTGCTGATTACGCTCGAATGGTCATTTCTTTTTCTTTGGCCTCTTTGGGCACTGTGGGATCTAATTATTTTTGTGCTCTATTTGTGTGGCGGGAGATTTGGTCAATAAATGGCTCAGTTAGATGTATCCGAGCTCTTGCTCGATCCTCTTTTTGTCGACACAGTAACTCTGATCCATCGGACGACTGTCGTTAATGCCAATGGCGAAAACGTTTTGACTGAAAACTCGACCGGCACGGTTGCATCGGTTCAACCGGCAAACAACAAACAACTCTCTCGTTTGCCGGAAGCATTACAGGTCGCGGACGTGCGCGCATTCTATATTAAGGCCGAAGTTATTACTGACGGAACATCTCAATACCCGGATATCATTGTCTACGGTGGCAAGCGGTTCCAAGTTCTTACTGCCGCACCTTGGCTCAATTATGGTCAGGGATGGAACGAAGCGGTGTGCGTGGCCGAGCAACCAAGTGGAGGGGCGACATAAATGCCAAACAATAGCGCAACCGGCGGCTATTTACGCCCTACGGCTAATCCAACTTTTCCAGGCGGTCTGACTCTCACTCAGTTTATTCAAAGCATCATTGTTGGCATCACCGGCTATGATGGCACACTTGTTCGTCCTGAGTGGCAACCGAACCCTCCAAAACAACCCGATGTGACGGTCGATTGGATTGCATTCGGTCTTAAACTTGCGAATCCGGACTTCAATGCGGCCGTGATGACCGATGCTGCAGGCAATACCACTTCGCAGCGTCAGCAATTGCTTGAGATTCCAGTTTCTTTTTATGGGCCAAATGCAATTGAGAACATCCTAGAATTTCAGGATGGTTTTCAGATTCATCAAAATCTCGAGATAATGGAATCGGCATATATGGGATACCGATCGATCACCGAAGCGCAGCGCGCGCCGGATCTTGTAAACGGCCGTTGGGTTGAGCGGATGATGTGTACTCTTTATTTGACTTGGCAAGTCCAAAGGACGTACGCGATTCTTTCAATTGAATCTGCGAACGGCAGCATACATACTGTCGTTAGCGGCGAGGACTATAACACTGATTGGCAAACGCCGGGGGTACCATGAGTCAGAAAGTTTATTCAGGATACTTGGGACAATCTATTCAAGGTATCCCAGTCAACATCGCAAATGGTGCAACCGAGAGCGATGTGATTCCTTTGAATGGCATGGGCCTTTGCGGGATTGTTTTGCCTGCAGCTTTTACTAGCACCGCATTGACTTTCGAGGCTTGCGACACGGCAAGCGGTACATATGTACCTGTTAAGTCGACAACCAGTGGATCGGCCATTTCTTACACGGTTGCGCAAGGCACTTATGCTGCAATCGATCCTAAAGATTTCGTTGGCATTCAATTTTTGAAAATTAAAGCCGGTACCGCAGAGGGCGCCGCTCGAGTTTTACTCGTCTCTTTGAAGGGAGCTTAGAATGTTACCAGTTTCTAGACTTATCCAAGTTGATGTGAATCTTAGCCCGGTGGCGGCGTCTCAGCGTTCTTTCAGCGAGCTTTTGATCATGGGCGATTCGAACGTGATCAATGGTTTGGATCGTTTTCGCGAATACGCGAGCATCGAAGAGGTTGCCGCAGATTTCGGAACTTCGGCTCCTGAATATTTGGCAGCGAATCTTTATTTTTCTCAGACACCGCAACCAGCTGAATTGATGATTGGTCGTTGGCTTCGCACTGCAAGTGCCGGATTCAATTTGGGCGGCGCTCTGACCGCGGCTCAACAACTCATGTCGGCATGGACAGTCATCACGACTGGATCTTTCAAGGTCACGATCGATGGTGTTTTGAAAACTCTCACCGGTCTTGATTTTTCTGCACAAACAAATCTGAATGGCGTTGCAACCGTAATCACGACTGCACTTTCGGCGTCGGGCACTTGCACATGGAATGGTTCTAGTTTCCAAATCACTTCGGCAACTACTGGCACATCGTCTTCCGTCACGGCAGCGATTGCAGCTGGATCCGGCACAGACATTTCGGCTCAATTGAAATTGACTGCCGCAACTTTGTCAGAAATCGTTCCGGGCTATGCTGCCGAGCAACCGGTGGATGCAGTTTTGGCGATGGCCAATCTGACAACCGCTTGGTACGGAGTCATGTTCGCCGCTTCGACAATGCCAACTGACAACCAAAGTTTGGCGGTGTCTGCAGCGATCGAAGCTTTGGATATTAAGCGGATTTACGGCGTCACGACGCAAGATCCGAACACTCTTCTTTCTTCGTCGACAACCGATCTCGCTAGTGAAATGAAGGCCGCAGCGTATTTGCGCTCGTTCATTCAATATTCTACGTCGACTCCATATGCGGTTGCATCTTTCTTCGGACGTGCATTCACAGTTGATTTCAACGGTCAAAACACCGTCATCAACATGATGTACAAACAAGAGCCGTTGGTAACTGCAGAAAATCTGAGCACATCGCAAGCAAACGTTTTGCAAGACAAGCGTTGCAACGTTTATGTCGACTATGTAAATAACACGATGATTTTGCAGTATGGCGTGATGTCAGGTCCTGCGTATTTCGACGAGATCAATAACACTGATTGGTTGCAAGATGCGATTCAAACCGCAGGTTTCAACTTGCTTTATACCTCGCCGACAAAAATCCCACAGACTGATGCAGGTGTGAATCAGTTGATTAATACTTGCAACCAGCAACTCACTCAGGCCGTGAACAATGGCATGGTTGCACCGGGCGTTTGGAATTCACCGCTCGAATTCGGAACTTTGCACACAGGCGATTATTTGAAATCGGGATACTATGTTTATGCTCAACCGATCGCTTTGCAATCGCAAGCTGACCGCGAGGCCCGCAAGGCGCCTCCAATTCAAATTGCAATCAAATTGGCCGGCGCAATTGATACCGTCAACGTTGCGATCAACGTGAACAGATAGGGGTAAAAGATGTTTTATTCATTCTTAGACGTTCAAGCTGCAATCGCGGGACCGACTGGTGCCTTTAACTTAGGTGCAGGTGCCGCAGTTGCCGAAGAGGGAATCACGATCGAGGCGACCACTGACAAGAACGTTATGACCATCGGTGCGGACGGAAAAGGTCAGCATTCACTGGTTGCCGATGATTCTTGTACGGTCACGATCCGATTGCTGAAAACATCACCGGTCAACGCTCAGTTGATGCTGATGTACAACGCCCAGACTGCATCCTCGGCTCTTTGGGGCAAAAACGTGATCACCGCTACAATCCTGTTTTGCAGGATGTAAACGTGATCCAGTCATGTGCCTTCAAAAAGAAACCAACCATCACCTATGCAAAAGAGGGCGGTTTCAACGAGTGGACATTTGACGGAATCAAAGCAGATA